TTTTTATAGTCTCAGTTCCTGTAGCTGATCTAATAATTACTTCTAAGTCTGTGTCTGCAAAAATCTTGAATCCGTAAACAAAAGTATCGTTACTACCATTGCCTGAATACGAATTTTTTACTGTTGTTGAGGATACTGTCATATTACTCTCTCTATATAGTTATTTTACTTTCTAGGCAACAATTCTTTTGGTTTTTCATCTATATCAAAAACTCTCTTTCTAAAGCCATATTTCTCTATTCTAGCATTTTTATAGGCTTCTGCAACTTCTGGATATTTTTCTAACATATCTTGTTCAGCTTTCTTTTTATATACTTGAAATATTTTTTTTATAGTCATTTCTTTACCACCATCAAAATTTTCATTTCCTTCTTGCCTTCTTTGATATTTAATTGAATCAAAAGTTTTTTCTAATTGTTCTTTTAAAGTAAGATTTCTTCTAGTTGTTTTTCCTATTCTTTCAATCCAATAATTATGAGCTGATTGATTATCTATTTTGTAATCAATTAAATTAACTATTTTATGTTGTTTTATTGAGGGTTCTATAATTCCTTGCATTTTAAGTCTGCCAAGTTCTAATACTATAGCATCTTCTTTTAAATTTGATTTTCTTCCAACCAATAATGGTCCTTGGGTTATATAAGATATTACTCCTGCTGGATTCCAGTAAACTGTACTAGGAGTTCTTTCTATAGGTTCTCCTGTTAATAAATCTCTTACAGGTTCAAGATATTTTGTTTTATTAATGAAAGGTGTTTTTTTAATAATTTCATCAATAAAAGTTCTTGCTTTTAATACTTCTGTATCTGCTTCTGTAATTCCTGGAATACCTTGATTTACTAATGCTGTATAAGGAATTGCATTAGCTAATTGTTTACCAACATATTTTGGTAAAGTTTCTGAATCAAGATTTTCTGCTAAATCAAAACCATCAGAAATACCACGAAGATAACTTTTATTACCAGCAGATTTCATTGCAGAAATAAATGCTACCCAAGCCATAGATTGTTTATCTTTATCATCAATATTATCTTTGTTTTCAAATATATCAGCCATAATACCTAAAATATAAAAACGAGGATCATTACGATTATATTGTTTATAAGTTACAGTTCCATCTTTATGTTTTTCTGCTATTGAATATTCTTGCCATCCAGCTTGAATCCATAATTTTTTAACATTATAATTTTTAGGTCCTGAACCTGTTATTTTACGATATTTATTTCCCTTACTATCAGTAACATCTTCAGTAGCTAAATGATAAGCATAAACAGTTGTTGCTAGTCCAAATAATTGTCTGCCTAAAACATCAGCTCTTGCTCTTCTATCTCCAGATTTCCACATATCTCTCATAGGTTTTGTAAATGCACCAAATAAAGGAATACGTTGTTCAAAATTTCTCCAAAGTTGAGTAGGAGTTCTAACAAAAGGAGCTAGAAATCTTAAAGCAGGTGCTTCTGATAAGAATTTTTCTACACCTTTACCAATATTTATTAATCTTCCATCATCTAAAGTATTAGTAAAAGTACCAACTCTTGCCTGTTCTAATGCTTTAGTTGCCATAATATTATCTTTAACATTTGCTAATCCATTTTTATCAAAACCATCTTTAAATATTTTATTTATATTTTCTTTTGCTTCTTTTGATCCTAATTTAAAACCAAGTTCTAAAGTATTTTCTACTGCTTCTGCATATAATCTTCCACGATAAGTTATTTGTTTAAAAAATTCATCTGTAGCTAATAATAACCTGGTAGGAATTTCTGACACTCCACCAATATAATCTATACCTGTTCCAATTTTTCCATCAAAACCTAAATTAGAACCGCTAATTGGTCTTACCGCTTTTCCATTAATAATTTGTAAATTATCTTGAGTTCTAACAAGAGGATCAAGAACAGCATCACCTTGTCTTAAAGCTAATCCTACAGCTTTTATTGTATCTCTCATGGTAAAAGTCATTCCTATATAATGAGAAAATCCATAACGCATTGTTTCTTTATCTCCCCTTAAAGCCGCACCACCTATCATTTCAAGTGGTTTTAAAAATGCTTCATAAGCATTACCAAGTGTGTTTACTATAAGGGTAGGAGTTCCTGATAAAATAGAATTAATATATAAAGAATTAAAAACTTCTATTGCTTTGGCAGATTTAGATTTAGTTAATTCATTAATAATATCTTCTGGTTTCATATCTTTTATTTTTTTTGCTATAACTGCTGGATTGGCATTATAATCTTTAAATATGTTTGCAATTTTTTCCATATTTATCATCTTACCATCAGCTGCAGGTACTTTAATTCTTCCTGCTTGAGTGGTACGAGCAGGATTTCTAATTTGATTTTTTAAACTAATAAAAACTTCTTGAATTACTTGTTGTCTTCTTGCTAAATCTATTGTTGATTTTTTAGACCATTTAGTAACATCTTCTCCAAAGTCAGCTAAATATTTTCCAGATACCTTTTGATAATCAAGTCCTAATTGTTGAAAAACTGATTTAGTAGTAAGCATCCTTACTGTTGCTTCTTTATCTCTAACACCTTCTTTCATGATAGATTCTAATACTTCTTTTTGATTTCTACCTGCAAGTTTTGCAAGTTCTAAAGCAGTTTCATTAGAAAGAACATCGTTTTCTAAAAATTCTTTTGTAGCATCATCTAATCCATTATCTACTATATTATCAATAGTTGTTAATACTTGTTCACCACTAGTAAAAGATTTTGTATTTAATATTTTTTTTATCCAAAGTTCAGAATCTCTTTTTGCTGTTTCTTTAGATTTGATTATAATTTTTAATGCTTCTTCAGTATTAATTGCATTATCTCCTTCTAATGCAAACTTTTTTAATCTTTTTGTTTTTTTTCCTTTTTGAGCATCATCTATAACAGTAGAAACTTCTTTTTGAATTTTTGCTCGTTCATCTAAATTCTTTGTGGCTTTCATTTTTTTAAAACCTTTTATTCCATAAAAAATAGATTCAACAAGTCCTCCAAGAGCCATTCCTTCAAGTACATTTTTTAATCTACCTTCCATTTCAGTATCATTTTCATCGCTAGATAAATATTGAGTAACAGAATTATTCAAAACAGGAGAATCAAATTCAATTAACATATCTGATAATCTTCCTTCATTAGGATCAAACACAGTAAGGTCAGCTACAGCACCAGCTCCAAACCCTCTTAATGAAGTTTTAATTGCTCCACCAGTTAGTCCTGCTCCTTTTAAAAATTTAGCAGGTCCTGCAAAACCAGTAATAAATCTTGATATTCCCTCTGTCATATTTCCAGCTAAAGTTTCTGGTTTGTGAAAAATTGGTAGTTGTCTTTTTTTAGAATATTCTTCTGCTTTCCATTTTGTAGGAGAAACATATTTTGGTATAAAATCTTTAAATGATAATTTACCATCTTTATCTCCAAATTCCAAACCACCAAGAGAAACTATATTTTCATCTATAAAATCTCCTTGTTCTTCTACTGCATTAACAATTCCTTGAGGTACAGATAAAGCCATATCTTGTGCAATATTCCAATAATTAGGATCTTTTTGATTTGGATATTTAACTAAACCAGAATTAACCGGTTCTATTTTTACAGTTTCTTTATTACTTTGACCAATAAGTTCTAAAATTTGTGGAGAAAATTCAGATGACATTTTATTGTCCTATTGAAGTTATTGAAATTTGAGATTGTAATACTGGAAGATACTCATTAATAAAAGATTCTAAATCTCCTTGAGATTTTCCATCTTCATCTTTAATTACATATCCATTTATTTTTGCTAAATTTTTATATTGATTTATTACGTTTTCATCTAATTGTCCTTCTTGCAACAATTTCATATCATTTAAAACTCTTTGGTATTCTCCCTCAATATCAAATTTATTTTGATCTAATATGGATCTGTTTAAGTTAGAAATATTTCTATCTTCATAAATATTTTTTAAAGAATAAATTAACGATCTGGAAAATTCTTTTTTCTCTGGTAAAGATGCGTCTTTGTTTATAATTAAATAATTTTTAATTGTTTCATTATATTCTGACTCAATTTCTGCAGAAGCAATCCTGTCTTGTAATATTGGATCTCCAAAAGGATCTGCAATATCTTTAACTAAAGCATCTCTTAGATCATTTGAATACCCAAAAAATAATTTATTATCTCCTTGTTTTTGTACTAAACCATCATGTTGTATTTTTTCAGTTAAAACTTTTTCTTTTAAAGAATCTATCTTAATGGATAATTCACCACTACTTATTTTATATCCATTTGATCTTTTAAATTCTTCTAATTCATCAGATAATTCTAATGCTCTATCGTAATCTGAATTAGGATCTCCTTTAATCGTTAATTCAGATATTTTTGTATTATAAGCGTTAAAAACACCCTCACCAAAATCTCCATCATTTAAAAAATTAGTTCCTTTTAAACTATTATCTAAATTTTTAATTTCTTCAGCACCATTTTCTAAACCAACAAATTGGTTTATATCTGCTAATAAAAAATCTCTATCTGCTGCTTTTAATTTTTGATCTAATACATTTTTAGGTAAATTAAATTCTTCAGCATAAACTTTTATTGCATTTTTAGTATTTTCTTTATACTTAAATTTTAATATTTGATTATTTGTTGTTGCATATTTACCCATTAAAGAAGTGATTTTATTATTAATATTAGTTAAACTATCTTTTTCTAATGCTTCAAAAGAATTTTGTTTTAAATGATAAATATTTTCAGAGTTATCTAAATCAATTCCAGTTTCTACTAATCTTTTAACTCTTTGATTTTGAATAGTTGATATTTTTTGATTTAATATAGAATTAAAAGTTTGTTTATAATTATTAATAGAATCCTCTTCAACAACATTATCTTTTTGTGAATAAATAATTTTATCTGATTCAGATTGTAATTCTAAAAGTATTTTATCTGCAACTAATTTTTCTTCAGTATTTCTTTTTTTAATACCATAAGTAGAAATTGCATCTAGTGCAGGTAAAAGTTTAGTAGCAATAGTAGATGTGGGTGAAATTTGAATATCAGTTTTTATATTTGTTGTTTCTTCTGTAGGTCTACCTCTTGCTGTAAATGTAGGAATTTTAGGCATAATTATTCAATAGCTCTCAATAAACTTGTTCCTGCTGTAGCGTAGTAACCTAAAGCTGTAGATTTTGCTTGTTGTCTAGCAATGCTACCTTGTATACGAGCAAAGTTTGCTTCTTCAAATTTTCTTGCTTTACCAATTTTTGCATTATAATCTATAATGTCTTTTTCTAATTCAGCCTCTTCTGCATTTTGTCTTAATATTCTTAAACCAGATCCAGATAATTCAGCACCAGAAAATAATATGTTAGTTTTAGTTTGACCTTGTAATTGTGAAAATTGTTGGTCAAATCTAGCAAGATCAAATTCAGTTTGTTTTTCTATTTGAGCAGCTTCTTGTTCTGCAACTTGAGCATTACGATTATAAACTGCTTGATTATATTTACCTGCTGCTGATGCTTGTCTACCAGCTATTACTGATGTACCTGCTGCCACATAAGGTGCAGCTGTAGTTAATGCAGTTCCTATTGTAGTTAATGCAGGTGTTGCTGCTGCGATCCAAGCCATTAGAAAATCCTCGCAAATCTGTATTGATGTGAACCATCAAAGCCATAGTATTTCATTAAACCCTCATTTTCCAAACCTAACCATTTAGCAAATCTTAAACCTTTATCAAAATCTACTCTTACAGCAGTTTGTACTCTTTTAATATTATTTTCTTTAGCAACTTGTGCAAAATCTTTTTTGATTGCTTTAGCTACTGCTA